ACTCAAGTGGGCGTATCCTCTTGAGAACAACTTCACGGAGTATCCTCTCATTAACGAGACAGTCGTTTTGTATGAGCAAGGTGGACAGATGTTTTACAGCCGAAAGGTAAATTTTCGAAACTGGCCGAACAACAACATTGATTTCACAATCGAAGGTGCAAGTTCGGGAACGTCCAATACGATATTGTTTAGCAAGGCTCCGTTCACTGGACGACTAGAATCCCAAACAAGTTGGAAAGCAGATTCGGGCTATCACGGGTATGCTGGAAAGTATTACTATGCCAATCCCAAGATTCGTACTCTGCACCGCTTTGAGGGTGACTTGTTATTAGAGAGCCGTCATGGGTCAGAAGTCATCATGAAGGCGTTCGACAAGAATCGTGGAAACGATGTCGGAGACCCGAAGTATCCCGACTACACAAATGGTGGGAATCCAATGCTTATTCTTCGCAACCGCCAGCGTCAGTTGCTCAAGGTTGGACAGACACTTTCGTTGAAGCATAGTCCAAATCCTGCTACGGTGGTAGGAACCATCGAGGAAAAGAATGTAGGCGGGTATCTTGACGAGAATATCAACCATGATGGGGCATCTCTCTACTTGACGTGTGGCCAGACGATTAGCGAGTGGGTAACGACTTGCTATAAACGGATGTTCCACGATGAAAAAGATGAAGAAGTAGCCAAGTTCAAAGGCCCGAGCACGTTCAAGTATCCCAACCCAATGAAGGGCGACCAAATTGTAATCAACTCTGACCGACTGGTGCTATCGGCTCGATATGAGGAAATTTTGGCTTATTCAAAGAAGCGATTTGGAATTTGCACCGACAATGAATTTACGGTAGATGCTCATCAGCAGATTGTGCTAACGACCCATACCAAGACTGTATTGAACTCTCCTGCTATTTATCTCGGAGAGTATGACAATACGAATGAACCGATACTTCTCGGACAGACCACTATAAATTGGTTGTACGAATTGTGTTGCTGGTTGCTTACGCATACTCACTGGCATCACCATACACATCCAGATGCGAAATGTACGGATGGCGCTGGGTGTGATGTGAAAGAAGAACAGCCACACCAGACTCAAATACCAGTTCAGATTCATAAACTTACAATGATGCGAGACAGTTTGCATACGCTTATGAGTCGCCGAGTATTTACTGTTGGGGGAGGATTTTCTAACGGTCAAGATGGAGCATCTATTACAGAAGGAACTCCTCCTGTGAAAATAACCATAGATAACAAGAATAAGACCGGTGGTCGGGATGACGTTCATGCGCCAGATGGAATTCCACAGTCACCACCGACTTTGGCAACGTCCCCGAGTACTTCGGGAACTCCGGGTACGTTCAAAGGAATGAATTATCGCATGAGTGTTCCCGAGGCGGCGGCAATATATGGCGGTGCAGTTAGTGCGGCGTTTGGGCCGGGAGGGGCAGCAAGTGATACGCCCGCAGGAGCCGACCCAAGTGCTCCCCCACAAAACGACCAACAGAAGATTCAAGCGTTACAGCAACTTCCCCAAAACCAGCAGGCTGCGGTGGCCAAAGGAACTGGTTGTGGTGGTCGGCGAGCAACTCAGACAGGAATTTTCACTCCACCCGCAGGGCAAGCGCCTGTTACATCATCTGCGGAAGTCGCCACATGGAATGACCGTGAGGCACTTCTGACTGCCGCAGGGATATTGGAAGAGGACCATAATCCTCCATCTAACATCACAGTTGATGACTGGAAAACTGCTGCAAATACGTTTCAGTAAACACACAACATATTTATAGGATATGAAAAAGTCAGAACTCACACAACTCACACAGATAATCGAGGTTCTCGTAACACGAGAAATCAAAAAGCAACTTCCAAAACTCATCGGGGAGGTATTCCAAAACATGGCTGGAAAGTCAATGATTACGGAACATATCCAACCCGTCCGAAGGGAATATGTAGGAAAGGAAGTTGAAGTACCCAACACTCCAAAAAACCCACATGAATTTCGTGCATCTTTGAAAGAGCTATTTGCGGGGTCTCCACCCGTGACTAGAGCAGAATTGGAAGAGGGCGTAGCACCACCGCCTCCACGTAAGACCATTCAGTACGCCAAAGACCCTGTATTGAACAAGATTTTGAATGAAACTACATCTGACCTAAGACAGCGAGAGCGTATGACTGGATTAGCGGCTTTCAACGGCGGCTATAACCCCGGGATGCCTCCTGCTGCTGCCGTAGTGGGAGCAGGAGAAATGATGCCCGAAGCAGAAATGCCTGCATTTGCTCGGGGTATGCCAAACATGCCTGTTTCAGTTAGCCACGCTCCTGTAGTTCCACGGGAAGGACAAGATGCGCCTCTAGCTGCCATTCCCGAGGGCGTATCGGCCTTGGACGTAGCGAAAGCAGGCATAACGACCCCCGCAGTAACCGAGGCATTAACCAATTATGACCGCATGAAGAAGATTCTCGAAGCGTCAAAAGGTAGGAGATAAGATGGCTCTAGTCAAAAACATTCCGATTGGCATCACGTTCCCACTTAGAGATGGGAGCGTGGGCTATTTTGAGCAGTCCACCGATAGCTATACAGCTTATCGGATGAATATCACTAACCTTCTGCGGACAAAGCAGGGTGAACGCCGAATGAATCCAACGTTTGGTAGCCGTTTGTGGAATGCAGTTTTCGAGCAAAATGATGAGTTTATTGCCAAAAAGGTCGAATCCATCATTCGAGAGGATGTTACACAATGGATTCCCGGAATCACAGTAAAGTCAGTGGACGTAAAGTACCTGAATGATGACCAAAGTGTGGACCTGCGTGATATTTATAAACTATACATCGTCGTCACCTTTATCATTGATAACATCAGTGCTACGGACTCGGTAGAACTTACCCTCGACGTGAATAAGGTCTAAGATATGGCAACCAACGTACAAAAATCATTTGCTCCCAATAGCAAGGACATTCGCTACATCAACCGAGATTTCTCTCAGTTGCGTGAGGCGCTCATTAACTTTGCCAAAGTCTATTACCCGAATACTTACAAAGACTTCTCTCCTGCCGCCCCCGGCATGATGTTTATCGAGCAAGCAGCGTACGTTGGTGACATTCTTAGCTATTACACGGACTACATCTTCAAAGAAACGACACTGGAAAGTGCCACGGAACGCAAGAACATCATTGGTCTTGCGAGGTATTTGGGATACAAAATCAAGCCTTCTACCGCAGCAACGGGTGTTGTGAATCTACAGCAGCTTTGTCCTGCCGCTGATAATGGCTCGGGGACATTCTATCCCGACTCTAACTACATGCTAACCGTCAAGGAGAACACGCAGTTTTCCAATAATAACGGAGCCTATTACATTCTAACCTCAGCGGTTGATTTCTCTGTCAGTTCCTCGGTATCACCAAGGACTGAACAAATTTATGCCAGAAACGATGACGGAACTCCACAGTTCTTCTTGCTGACTAAGCAAGGTCCAGTAAGTTCTGGACAGATATTGAGTCGTGATGTTGTCGTGGGAAATCCATCCCCATATTTTACAATTCAGTTGAGTGAGACAAACGTCCTTCAAGTTCTCGACGTTGTGGATTCTGATAACAATAAGTGGTACGAAGTAGATTACCTTGCTCAAGGCATGGTTCCTATTGCGATTCCCAACGATGCCCAGTATGAGGGGTCATTGTCCCAGTATAAGGATTCGGTCCCATACATTTTGAACTATCTCAAGACCTCCCGCAAGTTTGTAACTACGATTGACGAAAACAATCTAACTACAGTTCAGTTTGGGGCTGGTGTTAACGGCGTTGATGATGAACTTGTAACGTTCGACTCGGACTTGATTGGTGTAGGATTGAGCAACATCAACGAAGTCAATGTGCCTTTGGACCCAAGTAGCTTCTTGAAGAATGAAAGTTATGGTATTGCTCCGCAGAATACTACATTAACTATTCGCTATACGATTGGTGGAGGGTTACAATCCAATTGTCAAGCCGATGAAATCCGTGACGTGGTGTCAGCCGTGTTTGATAATCCATCGGAAGGTCTGTTGCCCGAGCAAGTCAATTTGCTCAAGACAGTAGAGAATTCTCTGGCTGTAGCAAACCCATCTCCATGCACCGGTGGTAAGGACGCCGAAACCGATGATGAAATCCGAATGAATGCAATGGCAAATTTTGCCGCCCAAAACAGAACAGTTACTCAAGGTGACTATCTGGTTCGTATCTATTCGATGCCTGCTCAGTTTGGGGCCATTGCCAAAGCACAAATCATTGCGGATACCAGCTTACAAGTTGGTGTCAACAAAATCTTACTCGGGGTAGTTGACCAGAATAACATTGCCCAAGTCGTTGATAACAGTGATAACAACTACTTTCGCCGCATTGCCTATGACAATACGAATCCATTTGCCATTAACGTGTATATTCTGACCTACAATGCTCAGAAGCAATTGATGAAATCAAACCCCGCTCTCATTTCAAACCTGATTACCTATCTCAAGCAGTATCGAATGATTACCGATGGCGTTAATATTATTGATGGTTATGTCATCAATGTTGGGGTGAATTTCACTATTACGGTGTACAAAGGACACAACAAGAAGGATGTGCTGAGTAACTGTATCTCGTCGGTTCAGGATTTCTTCAACACTGACCAGTGGAATTTTTCCCAACCAATCAATCTGAGCCAATTGCAGCTTGAGATTGCCAAAGTTGATGGTGTGCAGTCTGTGGTGAACGTTGATATTTATAACAAGACCGCTTTGGATGGAGATTACTCTTCGGTGCAGTATGACATTGCGGCAGCGATTAAGAATGGGATTATTTACCCATCGGTGGACCCCTCGATTTTCGAAGTAAGGTATCCCGATAGTGACATCAAAGGCTCGGTACTCTAATATGCATCACTACATATTCCCATCACAAGACACGTATATCACCAACCGCCCGAAGTTGGATACGAAGAACTTTGGCGTTGATGAAATTTTCCAAGTAGGAACTGACAACTCTATTATCGGATACATAAGCGATACGACAAACTATACGTATGTCAATCAGTACTTCCAGAACTACAGTGCCCAAGATTTCACAGGAATTTTCACTGGTTCGATTTCCCCCGGCACAGCATCATTCACAGGGTCTCTTACGGGTGTTACGGGTTGTTTGACGGGAACTGGCTCGGGTGTAGATGTTCGCCAACAAAGAAGTCGTCAATATTCCACCGCTTCCTATGTTGACCGTGCGCTACTCAAGTTTGACTTGACGGCAATTTCTCAATCCATTGCAACGGGGAGTATTGTCAGTGCATCCTTCCATTTGAAAGTCAAGATTTGTAACGAATACCAACTTCCGATTGAATACAGAATATTCGTGGCTCCAATCAGTGAGAGTTGGGGGATGGGCGATGGGTATGCTTCTGATGGAGGCTCGGACGATGGTGCGAGTTGGGTCTATCGTGATTACTATGGCGGAACGCCGTGGGTAATGACGGGTTCGACTTTCATCCCCCAATACGTTACCCAAAGTTTCCGATACAAGTCCGCAGACCTTGACGTGGATGTGACCCCAATCGTAAACCAATGGCTCAGTGGTTCTGTTCTAAACAATGGATTCCCAAACAACGGGTTTGTTGTTATGTCCTCAGACGAATTCCACCCAACTGGGTCTGGGTTCCTACTCAAGTATTTCAGCGAAGATACCAATACCATCTACTCTCCTGTCCTTGACGTGGCATGGGGGAATGATTGGGAGTTCACGACAGGAAGCTTCTTCACAGCAAGTGCTGATATTACCACTGCGTCGGGGTCTTCCGTGACAGTGAACAGCAATGACAGTGGGTCATGGTTCAACGGAATAGGTGGAGTTCACGGTAACTTTACGGCTTCTACCGACTTTCGATTCGGCTCACATTACATCACTTCGAGTGGTGACATGACGTATTATTGTGACCATTTGGTGCAACAATTCACGGGAAGTTTGACTGGCTCGTTTTATGGAGTAGCGCAGGTCAGCAGCGATGGAACATTCTCAGGAAGTGGGGAATTCTATACGGATTACTTTACGGGGTCTATTGATGGGTTTGTGTTTGAGACGGTGAATCAATACATAAGTGGAACCTATATCAGTGGGACTATCAGCGGAGAAGTTATCATGCCCACAGCTTCGATAGAAGTATTCACTGGTCATCTCATGTCTCCCGCCATCTCTCTGACGGGAACGGGGTCTGGCCGTTATTACGACACGGCGTCATATTCGTTTGATGGGCTTATCATGGGACGGGGAATCTCGGGTAATATCGCAGGAGTTCCTATCATTGGCACCGCCTACGGAGTAATCAATGCGACAACCACCGTAGTCACGCTTCCAACCGAGTGGCATTTCTCATACCCAACGTCTCCGAATGAATCTCCATACGGGAATATGATACGACAGATTTTCAACTGCGGGCCATACTGCGGGACCACGCCTTGTGACCAGCCGGGAAACCCGTGGAACTGGAACAACTACAATATGGGGCCACATGGGATTCATCCGTATCCAGCGTGCAACAATTCCCCATATGCATTTGATAGTTTGTACTACATTTGGGGCGGCGACGACGTTGGATGGAGAACGACTCTTCCACATGCATCTTCGTCGGTGATAACATCCTCTTGTGGAAAATTCCATACTGTTCAACTGATGACGGGAACATTTAATGGTGGGAATTTTAGCGGAAGTTCGTTCTTTGCGTTCTATGAGAACTATCGAATTTCATTCGGAGTATTAACGGGTTCGTGGAATCCGTGGGTACTTGGAGGGGAAATTCTTATCATCAACTTCCCCGCAGTATATGATAACTATTACACTGCGTACCTTTACGGGCCATATGTTTTTGGACCGCTCGTGGGGATGTACACTACATCTGGTTCTTATAGTTCAAGTTTCGACGGCCAGTTTGTAGATGGTCAGTTTATCGGTGGAGTAGTCAACCTTCAACTGTTTGGAAATGCCTTTACGTCAAGTTTTGTTTACACAAGCAGCGTGAATATGTCTTCAAGTGTTCTTGCCCCTCTTGACATAAAGCGCCCGTTTAGTATTAACATTGGAAACTTGCAGCCCGAATATAAAGCAGGAGACATTATCAAAGTAAACGTCTTCGGACGAATGAAGTTCCCACTGAAATATTACGGAATCTCCCCTCAGCAAGAGCAATATCTTGTTCCTGAATTCTTGCCTACATCGTCATATTATGCGTTGAAGGACAACCAGACCGACGAAATCGTAATGGATTTCGATAGTTATACACAGATAAGCTGTGCATATCCAGAAGGAAATTACTTCCTTGTGGATACAACGTCACTCCCACAAGAGAGATACTATCGTATTTTGATTCGGGTTCAGGACGGGTCACAGATTGATACTATTGATACTGGCAAGACATTCAAGATTACAAGGTAAGCTATGGCTGACTTTTCCCCGAACATCCTACAATTTCAGCAGAACGGCACTTACGAATATAAATTCGACGCCGTGGGGAATCTGTATTTTAACAGTTCTTCGGCTGACTTCTCACAGGTTTATTTGGCTCTCCCACTGACCAATGTGGTGTATGACAATGCCAAAATCAAGAAGTTCTATGACCCCAACTTTCTTGAGTTTTCTCCCGACACAGGGTCGGTTGAATCTACGGCAAGTTTGGATACATTGACGCAGCAATTAGGTATCATCCAACAGGAAAACTCCACGCTGAAAGTTCAGTTAGATAACCTTATTGCTGAAAGTGGAAATTCGAGCAACGCCTCGGATTCTCAGGTGGTAAAACAAGTTATTTTGGAACTTCGGAAAGCCCTTGGTCAAGGTCGAATAGACGCCAACTTTTCGGATACATTTCCATATGCTCCGTTAACACCACAGTCAAACCAGAAGATATAACATGGACTACACATCATACCAGATGGTTTCCAATAGCTCAAGTAGTTTGAATACGGGTTCATATTTGAACTCGACGGAGTATTCCATGTTCACGAAGGGATTCCAGACGGACCTGTGGTTTGGTCTATCAGAGTATGACGTGGTTGAAATGGGGTTGTGGGATAGGGACAAAAAGCAAATCGGATGGAACACTCTTTACCAATCCAAGAGCTATGACACTGTAACAGTTGCGTACTACAATACGCTGAACAATGTTGTTACCTATTCGTATCAGGCTCTCAAGCCTGACTATATCCTCCACAAGACCGAGGACATATTGATGGACCCCGCTGACCAAGTGTCGGCATCCTTCTATATCCCGAGTGGAAGTTTCTTCCTCACATACAATACGACTCGTGAGATGGCGGGCAACCCCGACAATCCGCTTGTCATCAAGGATATTGCCCCATCGAGGAAGGAATTGAAGCTTTACCCAATCTCCGATTTCAACGACTCATACACGGCATTTTGCCAGCACAAGTTCTTGATGAACGACGTATCGTCGTTGTACGTGAATCTGGTAAAAGACTGCCCATATGGAAACATCTTCAACAAGGTTTCCCCTCTCTATACCAATGAGGTAAATACCATCAAGAACCTCTTCTTCATTCCGTCCGATGGTGGAATGCTGATGTTCTTCAAGAACATTTACGAAGACTTATTGCTATATTCTTCGACGCCTGTCCTGTCAGTGACAGGGTTGGAAGTCATAAGTCAGAACTTCATTCGCATACAGGGTATCAGCACGTACTTCAACAACTACCTTCTGTCGAACTCGACGATGGTTGTTGATTTTGATGCTATTGATACTCACTTCCAAGGCTTTGTTTCGGCGTCAATTGAACGAAAGTTCTCGGCGGCTGGTCCCCACCCATCGCAGGAATACGTAAATGCGAAGGCATTTGTGTATGATTACTTCACCAAGTATTTCTACACTCCAATTTCCACGACTCTTCGAGCAGCTTACAACGACAAGTATTTCGGATACTTTAAGAATGCTTTGAATGTTGGTGACAACCGTCTGCTCCCGATTCTCAGTATCGGCATGATGGATGAACGGACCAGTCCAACGGACCCACTTACTCTGCTTGTCAAGCTTAAGGATGAATTGCCGACTGACCTTCCAGCGCAGACTCATTGCTGGGTCTCTAACATTTCGCTGGTTCCGTACGTTGTCAGTGCCATTATTAAGGCTGACGTGTCTCAAACCGTCCATACGATTGGGCCTCCGAACTTCTCCATACCAACTCCTAACGCAAGTCTTACAAATACAAACATGGCCTATACGGCTAATGATTTGAAGCAAGACGATTCAACGGAGCGTCAAATTGCGATTAGCAAAAACATCGGTGAGTTGTCGGTGGATTATACAAATTTCAGTAACTTTGTCGTATTCTCGTCTGCCGAGATGCGGCTCAAGATTTTCAAGAACAAGGCCATCAGTCTCTACGGTCTGAGTGCATCGCTTGAAGCATTGAATACCACGGCTACGACATTCCTCGCAGCCAGTGGGAGCATATACCCATATTACGACAAGGAATACACTTCCATTCAGGGGCAGATGGATAGCATTGTCAGTACCTTTGATGGTTATGAATCCTACCTGTACAATCAGGGAAACTATGACTATGAGAATAGAGCCTTCGTTAGTGCCAGTTATGTGGCCGACCAAGACACTGCGGCAACGGCGTATGACAAGGATAATCGAGACAGCTTAGTCAATACCTGCCCCGAGCATGTTCTTTCCAATTCTGACAATGATGACTACATCATCTTCTTGTCAATGGTGGGTCACTTCTTCGATAACATCTACATTTACATTGCCAACATGCCGTCTGAAAAGAAGCTTGGCAATGACCCGACGAGCGAATTCACTCGCCGAGTGGTTGATTACATGCTCAGTACGTTCGGGTGGAAGCAGGACGACTCCCTTGAACAAGCCAACCTGCTCAACAACTATCTCACCAGTGACCAGATGGCAGGACTCAACCAGATGTCCGCAGAAGAGAGATTGAAGACGATTCGTAATCGTATTCTCAATACTCTCCCTCAAATTTTCAAGACCAAGGGAACAGAAGAAGCCATCAAACTCATCCTTGCATGTTACGGCATACCCAACGTTCTTCTCAGCGTCCGAGAATACGGTGGAGTAACATACGATGACCCGAAGGCTTCCTATACCCTCTACGAGCGTGTCTATATGCGTCAGTGGGACACATCATCACGGTACGACTCGTACGATTTACAACTGCCAACTGGCTCTCATACTTATCTCTTCAAGGTGAGTGTGGATGGGTCGGAACCATATACTTACGGCAAGGAACAAATCTTGTTTGGCCGTGTGGAAGGAACAAACCGACAATCCATTGCTGGCTCGGGAGAATGGGCGGTTGGATTTGTTCGTATTCCGAAACAGAACACGGGACAACTGTTCTTCCGAATCGGAACCAAGGGTAGTGAAGCATTCAAGATGTACAGTCAGGAGTTCCCACTCTTCGATGGAAATATCTATAGCGTAATGCTTCGCCGTAATTACCCCGACCTTGGGTTTGAATTTGACCCTAACTACGATGCCATTCCCGCCAAGTACGACCTGTTTGTAAAACGCAATGAGTTCGGAAACCAATTGGTTAACCTGACTTCCAGTGCCGTTTGCTATGACACTGCCTCTAACATCCGCTTCGGTGATGGAGGTCTATTGAAAATTGGCGGTTGGTTTGCTGACCAAAACGGTCAGGGTTACACGGGCTGTTTCGACAAGTTCCAAGTATGGAGAGACCCCGTTCCCGATGCCAACGCCGAAGATTACACCAACAATTTCAGTGCTTATAGTTATCGTGGAACAGGTTCCATCCCATACGAGTCGCTGTATTTCCGTATGCATACGGATTACCCGTTCAACCAGCTTGATACGGGTATGTGGGTCAATGGAAACCCATACTTCGCAATATCATCCTCCATGAAGTTGAACACGTTGTACGGTGAATCTGACGCCAACGTGGATTACCTTGTCAGTTCAATGGCGTGGTCAGGTTCTACTATCATGGTGGATGGTCAATGCGGGCCAGTATCACAGTCGGTGTATCCGTATCAGTTCAAAGTCATTGACTACCCAAGTACTTGGGGCATTTCCAAGTACGGCCCAAACAGATTCCGTAATGAGAAGACCCGTTTCGTATCACAGTCGGTAGAAGCCCGCTTCGACAACTTGGGCCGTTCGACCTATGTTGACCCGAGTGCCACGGCTCCCGATTCAAACCAAGTAGGTTTCTTCGTTGACCCACAAGATTTCAAGAACCGTGACATCGTTCGCTACTTTGGTAACTTTGACTTCATGGATGCCATTGGAGACCCCGGGTATCAGTACTCTGAAAGCTATGATTCGCTGCGAATGTTCCGAAAGGAATATTCAAGTGACCGCAATCAGTACAGCGGTAGCCGAACACTCTTCAACGAAATACTGACCACTTACAAGCTGTATTTCAACCGCTCCGTGTTTGAAAGCATAAAGAATGTCATCCCCGCTCGTACCAATGCGTTGCTCGGAGTCGTCATTGAGCCAACCATTTTGGAGCGTCCAAAGTATCAGTTGAAAGCGATTGACAGTGTGGCTGATTTTGCAGTGACGGCCTCGATGAACCACTATGCATTTGATAGTGCATCATTGGTTAGCATGAGCGTACAACTCATTCCAACTCAATCGTTGAATTTGAATTTGGGATACCTTTCTCTTCCCAATGCGGATTATCCAGTCAATTACGGCGGAAACTATATTCGAGACCTATCAGATGATTTCGAGCATGGTCATTTTGCGGCGGGTGTGCCTCCACGCACAATAGATTTTAGTGCCTATCTGCCATGTTATGCTAACAGTCTTATCCTCGATGGATATTCCCCGTTGACCGTTCAGTTCGTAAATAACTCTTTTGGTGCAACTAAGTACGTCTGGGATTTTGGTGACGGGCATAGTAGTACTGAGTTTGCCCCGTCTCATACTTATGACGAAGCGAGGACTTACACTGTGACATTGGTGGGATACTATGGAGCGTTCGGGCTTCACAAAATTCTTACTGACTACATTACGGTCAAAAATTACGTCATTTCGGCTGATTTCGATGGAAATCCGAAGAGAGGCATGGCTCCGCTGGAAGTTAGCTTTAGTAACCTAAGCACAAATGCCAACACCTATCTCTGGCAATTCGGCCCTACTTTAACAAGCACCGCATTTGGTCCAACTCAGTCCTTCGTGATTCCGGGCACTTACACTATCATGTTGACTGCAACATCGGACCCAATAGGATGTGGAACTACTTATTCGGACATCGAGAATAAGCCAAGTTACCTTATCATTGACCCGCCAGCGGATAACTGCGGTGGGCCTTACTTACAGGCGTTTGCAGGCGGAAACTTCGGAGACAAATTCTTTAGCCAACAGTACATTGGTTCGCTCGGACATCTTACGACTCCTGTGACGTTCAGTTACGATGTAGCTACCAGTGCTTCCCGTTATGTAGTAACCATCAACGGCAATACAATGTTGGATACTCTATGGCTATGCAGTGGCAGTGCGGACCAGACAATGGCGGATAACATTAACAATGCGCTGATTCCATACGGTCCTAACCCAATTCCGCCGTACATCTCAGCATCTATTTCCCCGACCAACAACCTTGTGGCTACCCCGGGAAGCGGCACCCTCTATTTCAATAAGACGGATGCCTTGAACATTACGTACGTTACAGTGTATAATCCGTTCAACACGACTTGCAGCTATACCATGAGTTGCCCAACGCTAGAGCCGCCTCCGATTGTCATTCCTCCGACACTACCATGCGGTGGAGGTATTAGTCCTTCGGGAAATGTGGTTCCATATCCATATTATACAGACTATCCAGTTCAGCTTGGTTCGGGGACGGGAACTGTCGTGCTGACGTTCAATGCATTTACAGTCCCAGACCGATTCCAAGTGATTTATGATGGCGTGGTCGTGATAAATCCCGAGGGATATTGGAGAGGGACCAACAATACTACTTATAGGAACCAGTTGAAGGCTCTCGGATTCTATGAGACGATTGTATCTCCGGGTCAAGGAACGGCTCAATTTACTAAG